CAATCACCCTTGTAAACCATACCATTAGCAAGAGCCGCTATATCAGTTTCTATTTGATCAAGGTCAACTGCCTGTGTAACCGACACTAAATCTAGCTTAGTTCCATCTGTTAATATATCACGACCATCAACAGTACCTGTTACAGTTACGTTTCCTGTTACTGCTATGCCTGTATTTGTTGTAGAAAATTTATTAGAGCCGTTGTAATAAAGACCTACACTGCCATCCTGTTGTGCATAAATTAAATTAGCATCATCTTGACCTTGTATCCTAATTTCATCATTACATTTAATATATAAATCACCTGTACCAGTTTCATTAATATAACTATTAGACCCATCATGATAAATCTGTAGGTCATCTGAATTACCAAACTTAGCTTTGGCATTATCAGCCGCATCAACGCTACCTGATGAACCAGTTACATTTCCTGTGACATTTCCTGTCAAATTCCCAGTAACATTGCCAGTTAGGGTAGCTGTTATGCTACCAAGACTGCCAGCATTGTCAGACGCATCTAGGAAAGAGGCTTTGGATGATGGTTGTGTGACAAAGATTAATTTTTCACCAGCAGTCCAATTTACCGCATTATTACTATTCGATGATGATAAAATAGTAGTTCTAGCTAGAGTTGTGCCAGATGCAGTATATGTGCCGATACCGACTTCCCAATAAGTCCCGTCAGTAGCGGCATAATATGTTGTATTTCCATCCCCAATTGCTGAGAAGGTTTGAAATCCTGCCTCCGCCCCTGCCAGTGTGTAAGCGCCAGTTCCAATGGTTGTTGAACTTTCTTTTACGCGATCTTTTATGACAAGCGCCATAGGTAAAACTCCTAATTAATCTTACGCTGGGTCAGGGATACCAATATCAAATGAAGCCAAAGTAAATGTGTTGCCATTTGTTACCGACTGAGAAGCCGTTAAAGCCGCTGTTGCTAACAACCGTGAGTTTGTTGTGTCCACAATTGCGTAGTGTGTAGCTGTTCCAGTTCCAGTAATTGAACCATCAGAAACTGCGGCTACAGTAACTTTTCTACCACCGCCAGTACGATCAGATGGTGCGGCTATTGAAAGGTTTGTTGAGTTTCCCAAGGCATAAGTTGCATTCGCCTCAGTGAAAGTAGTTGCTTCCTGAGAAGTAACCAGAACTTTGTTTGCTTCTGTGTCTAGTGCTGAAAGTCCTGCATCAAAGACCCGATTTCCAAGTGTTGCCATTGTGGCCTCCTATAAAACATTGCATATGCATCGTCACAATACACGATATTCAAAATTTATGCTAGTTAGGATTTTATTTACCCCATTATTTCTATTATCTTAACTCCGCCCAGTGCTCAAACACAGGGTAGTTAGTAGTACCACTGATCTTATAGTAGTAATTAACAGGAATGATAGGGGAAGCCGTGTTTCTGTAAGCATTGGGTTCTCCCATCCTATTTTGTACATTTACCCACGTACTGCTATTTGAAGACACCTGTAAAGGTACGGCTCTAGCAGATGTTATCATTACTTGTATAGGTCTTGATGTAGTGTTCTGATAAGAAGTGTTAGGTGATCTAGAACTTGTAACATCTTGCCAAGTTTGACCGTACCCTATGCTATTAGCAGTAAAGTATGTATCGATAGCATCAGCAATTTGAGCTGGGGATACTAAACTCTCAGTTGTTCCTGTACCTGTATTCCAGGTGCTTTGTGTTTGTCCACCAAGCAGTCCAGTTTGTGCTCCAGATGTATTAACAAGTTTGGTATCATCTAATATTGCATATACACTGTTAGACTGATCAACGTAGGCTACGTTAATCCATGCACTATCACTCTCATTGCGTATTTTTAAAAGGTTACTGTCTGTTTCATACCACCACATATTAGCGTAAGTTGTAGTAGGTGCGCTATTTCCACTATTATTTGATGCTAACGCCTGTAGGCCAGAATTTATATCAAGCCTTGCTGAATTTGCGGTTTGATTGGCAATTACAAAATCATGTTGTGACATATTAATACTCCACTGTTGCACTTAGTGCTGTTATATTAGGTGTAATCTTTGGATTTGAATTAGATAATACGGCTCTAAATTCTATAAATCTACCAACAATTTCTCCGCTTGCACCTACAAAACTTGCGCTACTTAATCCAGAAGATGTTGTCGCAGACCTTGCTTCGATTAATACATTGTAATCAAGAAATTCTGCATCTTCATCTGTCCAAGTGTCAAAGTTATTAGGCCAAGTGTCCCAATTTTGAGGTATATCATCCCAATTAATCTCTCCTCCTACTGCATCTGAATGCTTACGGGCAACTACTATGGCCGAAGAAAGCCTAACTGTTCTTGACGTTCCAACATCTATGTAACTGTTTCCATTATGATCAAAGTCATATGTGCCAGTTGCTCCAGAAGATGAGAAACTGGTCAATGTTAATGACCCACTAGAAGCCGTGACATTGGACTTTGCGCCACTAAATGCAGTTTCTTCAGATTGTGTAGTTGTAATCCCAAGTTGAGGTAATTCACTTGCAAGCACGACTGTACTTGTTGCCGTGGCGCTTTCATTTCCAGTTTTGTCTACCGATGTAATAAAGAATTTACCAGCAAGGGCGGCAAAAGTAATTGATGTCGCTGGTCTGGCAATTTTTGATATTTTTAACAAAACAGAACTATCACTAAAATTTGCACTGCTATTTGATGAATAATATAATTTATAGTGAGATAAGTCTAAATCACTAACCGCTGGCCATTCAAAGAATACTGTGCCACCTGACATCAAATGGCTTAACGAAGCTGGTACATTAGGTGGTACAGTATCGGCTGTAAGGTTATAAGTTGTACTTACAGTGCTTCCTCTAAACCCAACGGCATTTACTGGTGTGACTGATACAGTATAATTTATAGCTGGTTCATTAATTTGAGGCGCTTTAATTCCAACTATTTCAAACCTACCAGCGTCACTACCTTCATTAATCAAAATAGTCTGACCTACTGATTTAAATTCTGTGTCTGAAGTCTTTTTGTATTTTAAAATAACACTCTCTACACGCTCAATATCAGAGCTAATAACAGTAACGACTAAAACATTTACAACATTCTCATTAACTTCACGATACTCTTGACTAACAGTCACACCGATGGTTGGCACATCATAATATCTTAAAAGGGTAGTGTTATTTGAAACTATTGCTTGTTCATCAGCTTCCGTAAACCCAAATGCGGCTTCACTACTTTCTCTGAGGGTTAAATTTACCCGCAAATCCAATGCTTTAGAGTCAGGTTGTAGTTTCCACCCACTAACTTCAAAAATCTTTTCGTCGCCAGTAGCCCATCCGTAACGCTCATTTCTTATTTTTACAAAATCACCAACTTCAACATCAAATGCATTCATTCCAAAATCTGCACTCATAGTTAATTGCTCACGACTTCTATAAAGTAACTGCTTGGCAATACGTTGAGCGGCTAGACCATTGGTTGTAAACGGAAGATTAAGGTCTAAAACTGTTTCAACACCATTATCTTCATTAAGAAATACCTGAGAATTTATTTGTGGATAATCCGCACTTATAAAACCATTAGCCGCGTCTACAAAAGTACCCCTAATAGCGTTAAAATTATCTCTCATAGAAGATTTTGTATCTAAACTTATAGCACTTCTAAAATCGTCTAATGTTAATGTCTTTGTGGGAGCTACGAAATCACCGGCGTAAAGTCTCCAAGAACCTGCACCCCAAAACAAAGTACCCCCACAAGTTGTCATCATCTTTTCCAAGATTTTTCCATGACTGTCAGTCCCTGTTACAACCCCATTCATTGTAAACTGAGGTGTTCCGTCAGAAAGTACTGTTGTGTCGTCACATATAGCGGCGGCGGCTTCAAATGTAGCATAATTGATTGCATCATCACCAAGCCCATAACTTGACTGTAAGTAGTCTTTAGTACACCAAGCCGCGTTATTACTGTAAGCCGCAGTCTGAGCCACTCCATTTACTGTCTTTACGACCTTCTTTCCTTTTACCTTCGCTGTAATATTTGGAAGTCCATTAGTATAAGCATCTTTATCGAAAGTGTAGCGCGCATAAATATAAGCTACACCCTTACCGATGAAATCACTGCCTGCGGATGTCTCTAAGTGCAAGGTGTTAGCAAGGGTAGCACTTGAATTGGCGAATGTGTCAGACGCGCTTGTTTGGTTTCCTAGGTGTTTGTAAACTTTTGCGAACCCGTTATAAGGCGCGCTGATCACATCTTCATTATTCATAGTGACAATTTGATTATTAAAATATATGTCACCTATTTCCTCAACTTCATGATTAGCGAGCGCTATTATTTGATGTAGTATTTTATTACCGCCACCTGATACTTCTAAGAAAGTAACCGTACCGCCCTTGCGAACTTCACCATATACAAAGTGAGAAGGTGATAGGGGGTCTGTTTGATTTTTAAGCAATGTTCCTGAATTGTTTGCTCCGCCTTGGTTAAAATCTGGCAATGAAGCTACGACAGCGGCGGCTGTTAAAGCAGAGCTAACTACCGCTATTGTTACATAGCCTACAATAGTTGCTGTGGCAGTAGAAACTCCTGTAATCCCTATAGCTCCAAGAACAAAGTTACCTACAGCGGCTACTGTTGCTGGCTCTCTGGGGGCTACCTCCCATTGGTTCATGTGCTTCAATACATTGAATGGTGTGTTATCCTTCATTTCAGAACCCAAGAACTTTCTACATCTTCAACATTTACTTTTAATAAGCCACTTTCTGATAAAAAAACCGCCCTAGAACCCAAAGAAATACCAAGTGAACACCCAGTAACCCAATTCTTACATTTGCTTGTAGTTACAAGGCTACCGAAAATTGGTTGATCTGTTCTTCTTAATTTGCTTGCCAGCCCATCAAATAATGTAGTGTGGGTAAATTCTTTAAGCATTGATTTACGGCTTTTAGGTGAATTTTTATTCATGTAGCGTCCAATCCAATCATCAGCATATCCAGCGCCATACATAGCATGAAAAGCTCCATTCGTGAAGGTAAAGCAATCATTCACTCCCCACCTGAACTCATCATTAGGGTAATTAGATATATATG